CCCTGTGCCATCGTCGGAAGGCCACCACTCTGCGGGCCACCGATCTGACGAGGAGCAGCGCCTTGCGGCCCGCCGACAGGCTCATAAACCAGTCCACCCTGCCGATACGGCACAATCGCCGAGCCCATTTCCTCCGGAGTGTATTCGCCATACATTCCACGCGAAGCACCTGTGCTCATTCGACCACGGCGATAAGCGTCCATCATATTCTGGTCGAACTTGTTCATCGGCGTCGGGCCAGTTGTCGTGCGGCCCATTCCACCCGGAGCATACGACTCAAAGTCCGTGACAGCCATTTCCGGCGCATAACCCTGCGTACCAAACCGCCCAGTCGAAAGGCCGACTTGGTTCTGCTGAAACGGCGTCATCGGACGCATCGACGTGCCCATTTCCGGCGGGACATTGCGATAATACGGCGCAACTGGCGCAGCCTCTGTCATGCCTTGCGGGCCACCCAACATTCGCGGAGCAGGAGCCGGAAGTCCACGCATACCCGCAGGACCTTCCAACATTCCGGGTCCAGAAGGCATTTCACGCGCAGGAGAAAAGGTGGTCACCCCCATCGGACGCATTGCACCCATCGAACCAACACCCAGACCCAGCATATAAGGGTCCTGCTGTTCCTGTGCAAACATCATGCCGCGTCCGAACTCCTCCGGATGCGCTTTCCGCAATTCCTGCAGCCGCTTCACTTCCGCCTTCGTCGCTTTCTGGCTTTCACCAAAACGCTGACCAAACGGAGTGCCCATGTCGCCCCCGCCCAATTCCGAACCGATAGCCTGCACCGTTCCATACAAACGCTGCAGCGGGCCGATGTCGCCCATAAAAGGGTTTGCTAAACCAGCCCGGAACGCTTCTTCTCGTCTATCACGCGGTGCCATCTCACATCTCCTTCGTAACGCGGGCCATCATTCCGGGCATTTCCGGGTGTGGCGCATAAGCATGTCCATCTTCTCCACGAAACGCGCCTTCCGGCATTTCGTGATCCTCAAGCGGCAACGCCATCTGGCGTCCCGCCATCTGATCTTCGTGACCTTCGTAAGTATCGCTGATCGGGACTTCGGTGCTTTCCTGCACAGCCTGATCGGTAATTTGCGCGTTCTGCTGCGGCGACATTCCCACATTCTTGAGCAGAATGTCGAGACGCTTCGTGATTGCGTCGTAAACCTCGACCTCTCTTTTTTCGAGTCTCGCCTGGGATTTGCCTTTTTCCTTCGCCAACTCATCCATAGAGGCTTGAAGCGCCTGCTGCATCTGCTGAAGTTGTGCGGCAAGCATCTGCTCGTTTTGCGACGGGCCTTGACCGAGCGCCTGCGGGGGAACCATGCGCTTCAAACGCTCCGCAGCTTCTTCCGCCATCGGGAAGTCGCCAGCGCGGAACATGATGTCGCCAATAACACTCGTCAGCGCAGGGTTCTGCGTCAGGATCAGAGTCAGCGCATTAAACGCTTCTTCACGTCTCGTCGCATAGCCCGGACCCACATCAGCCAGCACTTCATAACTTCCGACCGCCGGGTTCAGCACCCGCCCGATCACTTCGTTATTCTCATTCAATTCCAGCATATGCGCTTGCTGCAACTGCGGATCGAGCTTGACTTCCAGACTCTCATTGTTCTCAGCCAAAATCATCACAACACGGTTGGTGTCGTAAACTTTCGGCACGAGATCAAGAATGATCTTACCCACCTGCCGAATAGCAATCGCCAGATGGTCGATAAAATGATAAGTCGCGCGGTCGCCCTGACGCTGCCGTTCAGCAATCGCCTTCCCCGTGCGTTCATTTCCCTGCATACCCAGTTGGTTTTCGTATTGCCCGGAAACCATCTGCATTTCAACATTCGCCACTTCCATGCCTTTTAGCGCGACCGGCGACGGCACAGGTGGTTCAATACGAGAAGGTGGAGGCAAAGGCTTACCATCATCTCCAACAGACTTATAAGGCAGATACGCATGATTTTGGCGATTCGCCGTAGCCCAGTATTCCTCAAAGCCTTCTACGCTTTCCACTCCAACGATCCATGGAGTTTTGGACTGCAAGGCTCCGTATTCTACTGCAGCAGACGCCCAATAGTTATACATACGCTGAGGGTCTTTTAACGCACGGGTATGACCTTTACGGTCCAGCCTTCCCTCAATAATCGTTTCCTCACCAACAACTGGAATAATCGGAATGGTCTTGCCGATCCAAACCTTTTCTTCTTCCTGCACCACATGATTACCAACAATAAAGTGGTAATGGATCACGCGGCGAGTGACATCACGCTTACGAGTCTGGGGATCATCAAAAATTTTACTTTTCGGATCGACCTTCCGCAAGTCCGATGCCATGAGCGTCATTGGCTGACCATCCGGCCCATCGAACATCAGCAGTTCATCGTTCACATCTTCCGCTTCAAAATATTCCGCAACGCGAACATGGTCCTCGTCATACCAGCCCTTTTCACCAACAAGAACTTCCTGCCCAGCAAACTGCTTATACTGCGGATATTTCTGGTCGAACAAATCTTTCGGCATGTCTTCGAAGATAAACGCAAAGCGCGCATCTTCTTTCGCCGGAGCCTTCGCGTCCGGGTCAATATAAACCGTCAGCGGATCTGCGATACTCGTGATATAAATTTCCTGATCGAACGAGTTCTCGTCCACGTAGTCTGTGTTCACACGCAGATAGCCAATGCCAGCTTCGACCTGAAAGCGGGTGGCATAGTCGTAGTGCGCCGGGGCATTTGACTGATACTCAATGTGCCGAGCGATTCCGTCCCAAATTCGAGCACTTTCCGCTGTCGCACCATTACCAGCAGCGCGATACTTAATCCCCGGCTTATTCATCTTCGCATCGTTAATGATGTTCAGATTATGCTGACGGGTCTTGTTGATCGTTAAGGCAGGACGCTCATCGCGCTGCCGATCATTCCACATGCGCGTCGGCCACTGATATTTGTTGTCAGCGTCCGCATTCGCAAAACGAATGTCATCCATGAACAATCTGCGGGCGTAGCTCTCCCAGCCTTCGCAACGCTTAAAACGCTCTTGCGCACGTTTCAGGACTTTCTGGAATTTATCGCTGTCAACTGCTTGCCGTGCCATTTATCCCATCCATCCCAGGCTTTCACCCAAATTCTGCAACTTACCCATTAACCCGCTTTGACGCTTTAGCGCCCCCGCCACTTTACGACTGCGCCCATCCGATCCACCTTCGTTCGAGGCAATAGCCATGTATCGAAAAGCGTCAGCGGCATGGGACGACCAATCATGCACAGGTTCTGCACTGAACGTCTCAGTCACGGGGTTTTCTTCGTAATGATAATGCCGAAGGGCATGAAGAAGCCCCTTCTCACATTTTGCAGCGTCAAACCAGCACGTCGGGAAAATGCTTCTCGCCGCAATGATACCGTCGAACTTGCTCAACCTCGGCACAATCCGAACTTGAAAACCCGCATCACGCATCTGCTCCTCGATAGACTTCTTCGACCCTAATGTCTTGGCCCGAGCATCATGCGGCAACCAGCAAATACCATAGTCATAAAGTTCGCCCGTGGAGCCCCTGCGTGTGCGCAGCACATGAATGTAATGATCTAGCCCTTTGAGTCGATTTTCGTAAAAGTCCACGACTCGTCGTTGCATTCCGACGTATTGCTCGAAGATAATTGCCGTGCTGTCTGACCGGCCAAGATCGAAATACAAATTAACAGCAGAGCTAGAATGGTGAGGAACGTGTGTGATACGACCTTCTTCAGCGCAGTCACGAAGTTCGTCCGCATAAACCGCTCCTTCCAGACTTTTCCTGCACTCACCTTCCCACACATGCAGATAAGCGTCACGATCCCGCACTTTTAAGTCGAGCATTTCTTGCTTCAAAACCTGCGGAAACCACGGATTATCACGCCATGAAATTTTCTGCACAATCGCGTTTTTCGGCGGCTGCAGCACAAATCTTACATACGTATCATCGCTTTCAAGCTCCGGGTTAAACGAAGCCCAGATTTCAGAACCTTCCTTACGAATCGTAGGAATGAGAACGTCCCACGAAGTTTTCGTGACCTTGTTCGCCTCCTCAACCCAGCAAATGTCCACACCTTCATATGACTTAATCTTCGTGACATTGTTTCGAATGCCCTCGAAAGAAAATTCCGAGCCTGTAGACGGGCAATAAATTCTTGCCTGCTCGATCTGATAAAAACCTTGCAATCCTAACAAATCAATCTGATCACTTAAAACTCTGTGCACCGAGTCACGAATTGAATTTTGCAATTCACGAGCACAAAGAATGCGAAGGGGGCGCTTCGCCGCAAGGATCACAAGTGCTCTCGCGATCCCCCACGACTTTGCTCCACCACGCCCCCCATACAACACGCGATAACGCACAGGCATACTATTGACTTCTGGCCAGAATAAGCATTGGAGCTTTTCCGGCCATTCAATCACTTTTGCATTTTGTGCGGTTAAGTCCATCTTATACGCAATCCGTAATGGGCTTATTTCTTCTTGGCCTTGGCGACCTTGGTATTGTAAGCTGCAAGGCCCTTTTTGTCCATCTTCACGTCTTCCTTAGAGCCCTCTTTAACGCCCTTTTTACGGAGCGCTGCATCTTTTTTCTTGTCCATCGGAGAGCGCTCCCACTGCGCCATCGTCATTTTGCCTTTAGCCATATCATTCACCCCCGAGTTTCTTACTCGCCTTCAAATTCTTCAGCTCTTTCTGCTGAGTATTCGGAGCGATACCACCACGATTAGCTTTTGCCGCCATCAACTTTTTCATGTCGTGGTGAACAGACATCACATGACTCGTCCGGCCATCAGCATGAGTTCCACAGTATTTTTTCATTTCAATCCTCGCTTTTAGCCCTGTCCCACAACTTAAACCCGATCTGCATGGACAGATAAATGCAGCCGAGAATAGGTGCAAAAATCGCAGCTACTTCCGACACAACTTTTACAGACTCAAGCCACAAAGGTAAAGAGACCATGCCAGCCGCGACAACCATGGAAATTTTATCCACGCCGGACACGGCCAGCCCAAAATCGTGATGTTCTATCGGCATCGTCTTTTCCATCAAGTCATCGTGATATAATAGCCATACCAGTTATTTGCCGGGATAGCAGTTGCTTTAGTCGAGTCAACAAAATAACGCTCAGGATACGTCGCAGATGGCGCACCGGGGTTTAAACTGGTCGTCGGCGTTCCACCTGCACCACCGCCCGCAACACCTTTCGACGACGCGATATTGCCAGTAATCACCAAGTCTGTATTACCAATAACCGCACCCGTCGCGTTCAAGATTTCAATAGAAACCGGCGGCGTAGCGTTCAACGGCGGGAGATTGATCAAATTATCCCGAATGCCCACGCTAATCGGCGTAGAAAGCGACATGCCAATCACCGCGCCCGAAGTGTTCAGCGAGGAAATCACATTCCGCGAGAACTCCGAGGCTTGAATCTGCCCCTGGATCAAGATGCCGTAAGTCTCAAACTTAATACGACAATCCAGCACATAAACCTGCGTAATGCCCGGAGCTGCAGCAGGCGCTCCTGTCAAAGAAGGAGGTTCGCAATAAATGCCCATACCTCCCGAAATGATCGAAACCTTGCTAAAGATCATTCCGCTTACATACGAGGCCTGCGCAAAACGAATGCCTACCGACGAGGCACTCACATAACCACTATTGATCGTCACTTTATCGCGAACAACATCATACCCAACCGCGACGTTCGAGATCATATTATCCGCAAACGTATGCTGCACTTGAGCTTCCGAACTCATATAATCGGCAATGCCAATCGCATTCGGCACAGCCGTGACAGTGATAGGGACAGCAATCGTCTGTGCTGTCGAAACTTGATACGTCCCGACACCGCCCGAACCTGTAATCGTGTTCAAAATCTTAGTCGTCGGATAAACACCAGCACCCGAAAGCAACTGCCCAACTTGCAGTGCTCCACTCGTCACGCCCGTCACAGTCATAATAGAATTTTGCACGTTAAGCGGATCTGGCGCAAGAGTCGCCGTCACCACCGCGCCGCCGTCCATATTACCATACATCACGTTATTTGAGGCCGTGACCATTCCAGACTGCGTAGTAGCAGACTGCTGCTGATACGTGATGCCGTAAATCGTGAAATCTTTCAGCACATTCCCAGTGATCGAGATATTATCCGCAGCACTATTTAGATAAATACCCCACAAGCGAATACCCGTCGCCACGTTATCTGCGATAGTCACGTTTTGCGAAAGCGACAAATTCGCATACAAAGGCGTAAACGTCGTAGACTCAACCTTTGTGAAATACTTGCAGTGTTCCGCAACATTTCCAACCAAAAGCACATTTTTGGAGCCTTGCGAAATATCGCAGCAGAACCCGCCGTTATAATCCGCACCTGGACCATCCGTGCCCATCACATTACGATAGATATTTCCAGAAACCACCACATCATAACAATTAGAGAGCGTCATGGAGTGATAGCACGGGGACTCCACAATGCACCCGATAATCGAAAGTTTCCGATGATACTGCGAAGTGCTGTCGAGCGGCGGTTGATTACCAGCGCAGATGTCATTCAGATTTGTCGTGAAATAGCAATCACGGATCATCGTGTCTTGCACACAATCATTCACCAGCGGATCAATAATCACTGATCCATAAGCGTGAACGAAACTCAAAGATTTGATCGTGGTGCGCTGACCGTTTCGCAGACCAAAGAAGAAGTCGGGGCCATAAAGGGTAGGAGCTGTTGGGAAATAGGCCCCACCATTTACTGGATTGAAGATCCAATCGTCATACCATTCCAGCTTCGAACCTTCGCCATTGCCAAACACAGTCTGCCCATTTTTCAGCAGCCAGCCAGACGTGCGGTGCACTTCGCCAATTCGCGGGTGAATAGCTGGATTGCCCCAAGGCTTAACTTTGTAAGTTCCATTCGGGAAATATACGTCTTTACCTAGCGCCAATGCGTAAGTTATGCCAGATGTATCATCCGTCGCGCCGTCACCAGTCGCTCCAAACCACTTAACATTAACCGCCTCTCCCCTCCATTCCAAAACGCCGGGAGAAATCTGTTCCATGCCGCTTCGCAGCCACGCAGTCGTGCCATCACCACCTGTCGGTAAAATCACCGTGCCGCCGTTATCCGAAAAACACAGACCCGTCATCGCAGTAGAAGCTGTGGTAAGGTCCACAAAACTTCCGTTGCTCGTGCCAGCCGGAACATCATACAGAAACACGCCTTGCGCGTTCACAAGACGATAAACACCTGCGCCGCCCTCACCAAAATTCGGAATGCCAATCTGCCAATCAGCATGAGTCGTGCCGGAACCGCCGACTGTTTCCACCGCAATGGTGATCGTAGAGCCTGCATACGCAGTCACACGACCTTGCATATAATCCGTCGCCGCCGAAGCACTTTTCGCCTGCAACACATCGCCAACTTTAATCGCAATCTGCGAGTTCAGCGACCCAACATCGAAAGTCGTCGAAACAGTCACCGGAGCAACCGGCGCGACCGGAACCGTCAAGTTCGTCGAAGAAGTCAGCAGCACAGACGGCGCGATATAAACATTATCGGCAAGCCCCGCCCACGTAATCTGCATGTTGTCAAGGATTGTGCCTGTAACCGCAGAGGCCGTCAGCGTCGAGTTTGTATAAGCTGCGTCATATACCGAAAGCATCGGCAAGATAACCCAGTCATTCACGACAACGCCAGTTCCACCCACCGCAGCCGGAACGATGAAAAACGGATATGGAGGAGCAACAGAGCCACCACCATCGGCTCCATATCCGACAACGCGACCGTAAATGTAATTCGCAGGGTTGGACTTGCTATACGCAATCACATACGCACTATCCTCAAACGGGTAAGTGCTTGAAGACTGCTGCACCTGCAGCGTTTCATACGTGCCGACATAAGGAATTACCGGAATCGCCAACGCAGTTGTGGACGTTATGTTCACAATCGGAACAATCACCCAATCCGAATAATTACCCAGTCCTCCAACTTCCGTAACATTCACCACCATATTATAAGGCGGTGTTGATCCAGATGTGTAAGAAGTAATCTGCCCTTTCATATAATTCGCAGGGTTTCCCGCACTATACGCCAGCACCCACTGGTTATTGGGGTCCAGTGCGCCCGCAGGATAAACCACGAACGGGTAAGTCGTGGCAGACGCATTCACCACAAAAGTTTTCGCACCAAGCCCGACCGCCAAATTCGTCGTAGACGAGATGTCCGTGCCCATGCCAGTCACAGTCGTGACCAACACCGTCATACTCGTTCCCGCAAACGCCGTAACCGTTCCCCACATCATATTATGAAAATCGGTATAATCTCTCAGCGTAACAGCATCGCCAACCGTTATCGGCGTCGAAAGGCTCGACGTGTCGATTTCAAAAGTCTGCGAACCCGGACGAATTTCATAAGGCGTTTTGCACGAAATCGAAACATTCGTGACCGAACCTGGAGTCGGGTAATTCTGCACTACTCCAGTAAAATCGGTATTCGTGCCACCAGTTACGCCATAAAAACTGCCGCCCCCACCGTCTCCCGAAGCAGTATATCCGTCCACAACCACCGTTGTCGTCGCGTCCGGCGGAAGATCACGCAAATCCGCAATCGTCGTCGCCTTCTTCACCAGATTTGTCGGGACGATACCGTAATACTGCCCAAGTGCGGTCATTTTATCACCTATTCGCGTAAGCGTAAGTTTGTGCAGCTAAAATGCGCGCATCGGCAGTCAAATCTGACCATCCGTAATACGCTTTCAGCACTCCCCGCACGTAAGTCCAAGCAGTTTGCAGTTCCGGCCAGAACGCATCGTAATAACTAATCGTGATCGGGTCTTGGGAGTCGTTATGATTTGCGTTCAAATCATTTTCCACTACCGCAAGCCACGTCAACCCCGGACCTGCCCCGGTTGTTCCGGTAAAATTAAGCAGTGCCCCACGGCTTTGCCCATTCGTCAACGGCAGCGCCGTCACCGGCAACTGTGGCACACCGTAAATCGGCGTCACCCCATCCGAATAAACATATCCAACCACGCCCGGAAGGATAAACGCGGAGATGATGCTTAAATTTAACACGCTCCAATTATTATTTGTCAAAGCTGTCAGCAAAAACCCAACGCCGGGACCAATGATATATCCTATATCCCCCGGAACACCTTCAATCGTCGAGTCTTCCGCATAAATCGTGACATTATGCGCAGAACTGTTTCGAATGAAAAGCACTCGCCCTTCAAGCGCCTGCGGCAGCGTAACGCCTGCCCCCAGACCACTTGAACTTACGATTTCCGTAAGCGTGAAATAAATCTTTTGCGAGTTTGCCGCCGTCCCACCAACGGTCGCCCCAATCGCTCCAGACACAGACCAAACTGGATTTCCGATGACCGTGTTCAGTTCATCGCCATCAATCAGACGATACCCTGATAAAAACGGATCTGGCGTCATGTCTTTTCTCCAAAAGCTCAGACGCTCGGCTTATACGCCAAAATCTGTTGCTTCCGTTCTTCGGTTAATAATCCAATCTGCACAAGATATTCCAAACCCTGTGCAACTATCGGATCAGCAAAACTAATATAAGACGCACCTGCTGCAGCCAGCGTGAACAACTTCACCTGCGGATCAGCCGACTCCACAAGCGCCTGCTGTTCACTTGGATCAAACAGCCCCATAAACTCCAAAAACGACAGCACCACCGGCTCTTCTGGGCGAGGGTCCGGCGGCTCAGGCGTATTGCCTTCTGCAACCCAAGCTAGATAATTCCGATAATCCGTATTATTTTCATCGAATGGGATATACGAGTTTGATGCACGATTGAAAACCGTGTTGATCTCACCTTCACCATTCATGAGCAATTTATACATTTTACAGCTCCGCTGAGAAGATCACGTAGTTCAGTGAAGAAGTCGATACAATGCCCAGAGGGCGCGCAACAATCATTGTTGCCGCTGCGCAGTTTGCTCTAAACGAAAAATACGACCTCCCAAAAACAATCGTATCAATACTGGTAAAAGTATTATACGTGGACCCATCGTTTATATACAAAAATGGGACAGGCGCACCGGCAGGCACCGAAACTGTCGGTGCAGCCCTCATCGGATATGGAAGCGAAAACTGGCCTACTGCTGTCGAAAGCGCAATGCCTCCCATCACATACCAACCATCGGCAATAAACCCGACGCAATATCTCCGGCAAAGATTAGCTTCCAGCGCAATCGAACGATTTTCAAAGTTTGTCGCAGTCGTGCCCATTTCTAACTGCACACCCGAGATTTCCCAAGTGCCGGAAGTCTGCGCCCCAACTGAGAACTCAATCTCAATGCCGTTCG